GAATAAAGAGTAAAAGGCTTGGACCTTGTCAAGCACACGCTTATGTGCAAGACGAAGAAGAAATGAGAATGGATAGAATTGGTCAAAATGGAAATGATGGAGAACACTATATGGAGTTAGATGCGCTTATTAAACAGCAACAAGAAGCAGAACCTTTTCTCTTTAGGCATGAAGACACTCAAGAGGATGGCCGCTGGAATTGGTACGGGGTCGAAGAAGAGGAGGATGCAACGGGCGCAGAAGACGAAGTTGATAGCATTAAAAAGCCCCGAAGAGGAAGCTATGAAATTTGATAGATTGTACGAAAGGCTCAAGATAGACGAAGGTTGTAAGTTTGAAATCTATGACGATCATCTTGGATATAAAACTTTTGGCATTGGTCATCTTGTAAAAGAAACAGATGAAGAGCATGGCTGGCCTTGTGGTACTCCTATTAGTGAAGAGCGTGTAATGCAGTGCTTTCGGGAAGATACTCAAATTGCAATACGAGAGTGTTATGCACTCTATGGAGAGTCTTACTTTGAAGACTTTCCAGAAGAAGTTCAAGAAGTTTTAGTAAACATGATGTTTAATCTTGGTCGTCCTCGCCTATCAAAATTCAAAAATATGCGAGCAGCGTTAAATATAGGTGATTGGAAATTAGCTGCAATAGAGGGGCGAGACTCTTTATGGTATCGCCAAGTAACTAACCGCGCCGAACGGCTAATGTCCAGGCTAGAAAATGTTCAATCTTAACTTAACAATAGTTATTCCCTCCAAAAATGAAGAGGAGTACATTGGACATCTACTAGATGATTTACAGCTGCAGTTTTTAGGAGACACACCTATTTATATAGCGGATTGTTCTACAGACAATACTAGAGCTGTAATTGAAGAGCATAAAGGACGCCTAAATGTAAAAGTTATTGAAGGCGGGCCTGTCTCAGAGGCACGAAACAAAGGCGCAAAGCTTGCAGAAAGTAAGTACTTATTATTTATTGATGCTGATGTTCGTTTCTTTGAGCTTACTTGTATTGCACGAACCTGCAGAATGATGGAGAAAGAAGATCTACACTTACTTGGATTAAAAGCAAAGTGTTATGACGATGATAGACTTGCCATACTCGGTTATAAAGTATTTAACTTTATAAATAAAATTATGTCCAAAAAGATTCCTTTTGCAGTTGGTGCATATATGCTAACACGCACGGATAAGTTCAGAGAGTATGGTGGATTTCCTGAGAAATACAAAACCTCAGAAGATTTCTTTTTATCCAAGATGTATGACCCCAAACATTTCAAACTAGCAAATCACTATTTCGGACAAGACAGTCGTAGACTGAAAAAGATGGGATACTTTGGAATGGCAAAGTATTTAATTAAAAACTTTATAAATAGAGACAACACAAAGTATTGGGAGCAAATGGATGGAAGCAAGTACTGGGACTAAGTATCGAGCAGTATTTATATCAGACTTACATTTAGGTTCAAAGCACTGTAACTCAGACGCACTGCTGGAGTTTCTTACAAATATAAATACAGAAAAACTTTTCCTAGTGGGGGATATTATTGATGGCTGGAGATTACAGAAAAAATGGTTTTGGCCAAACAAACACAATCGTATCCTACAAAAAATTTTAAAAATATCTAAAGACATTGAGGTTGTTTACATAACAGGAAATCATGATGAGTTCTTACGGGCTCTTCCTGGAATGTCTTTTGGAAACATTTCAATAGAAAATCGAGTAAGCTATTTAGGGTTGGATGGGAAAAAATATCTTGTAACACACGGAGATATTTTTGACAATCTAATGAGAACAAAAAGCGGTCGATTTATAATGCATCTGGGCGACTTTGCATACGATGGGCTATTATACATAAATAGATTAGTAATAGGGTTTCGTAAACTATTTAATCTGCCCCCCTGGAGTCTTGCCAAGTATCTAAAAAGAAAAGCAAAAGCAGCTTCAAACTATATAAACCATTTTTCTCTTGAAATGTCTAAATACTGTAAGCGTAAAGGCTATGACGGGGTTATCTGCGGTCACATACATCACGCTGAAATAGTAGAATATGATGGCATAAAGTACATGAATGATGGAGATTGGTGTGAATCTTGTACAGCACTTGTAGAGACTCAGGACGGTGATTGGAAAATTATTAACAGGCAATAACTATAATGGAAAAATTTATGGAAGAGCATCCTCTTCTTTCTTTTATACTTCTACCTACTTTGGTAATCGGTCTTGCCGGTTGCTTTATGGCAGTAGCAATCTTTATGATTAGACTCGGTTTATCATAAAATATTTCTTGACAATTTTAACTTAAACGAGTATAATACTCACTATGAATATTTTTGTACTTGACGAAGACCTAGACAAATGTGCTGAAGCTCATGTAGATAAGCACATCGTAAAAATGCCACTTGAAGCAGCTCAGATGCTTTGCACAAATATGTGGATAGACAAATATTTTGGGCACATACCCGAAAAAGTATCCAAAGAACAGCTTGCAGTGTTAAGAGAGGCAAAGAAAAATGAACCAAGAGACTTCCCCTACCTTCCTACAATGCACAACCACCCTTGCACTATCTGGGCTCGTACTAGCATGGATAACCATGAGTGGCTACACTGCTATGCAGTTGCACTCGATGACGAGTACCGATACAGATATGGAAAAAGCCATAAATCAGTGCATGAGGTCATCCTTAAACTTCCAGAGCCCTTACATATACCAAGAATCGGACTTACTCCTTTTGCTCAGGCAATGCCAGAGGAGCTTAAAGGAGAAGACGCTATTGAAGCCTACAGACGATTCTACCACAAAGACAAAGCCACATTTGCTAGCTGGAAGTATCGTGAAAAACCCACCTGGTGGAACGAAGGAGAAGCAGACTACGAGGAGCGAATAACAAGATGACAGAGCAAAAAATAGTTGAAATGTGGAGAGCCTACTACGGAGAAGCAAACAAAAAGCTTTGGAGAGTAGTAGAGCTGAATAAAGAGGGAAGAATACTTTCTACGCGAATGTTCCATAAAAAGAAACACGCAAAAGCGTGCATGGAGAGAATTTGTGACAGGTATTAAGTATGATAGTGCAAAGCCAAGAATGAATCTTCTTCCGCCGAAAGCTATTGTAGAAGTATCAAAAGTGCTTACTTTTGGAGCCGAGAAGTATGATGCAGAAAACTGGCGCAAGCTAGACGATTTACAAAATAGATACACTGCCGGTGCACTTCGGCACATATTTGCACACATGGATGGAGAGCAGTTAGATCCAGAAACAGAGCTGTCTCATTTAGCGCATGCTCTTTGTTGTTTATTGTTTAAGTTGGAGATTGAATTAGAAGATGCCAAGATTAAAGAAGAAAAGCCACGAGAAACTAACATCACAGAATATAGACCATGTGATAAAGCTCTTGAAGCCTACAGACAAGAAGTCGAAACCGATTACAAAAAGAGAAGCATGCAACATATTAAACATCTCGTACAATACTACAAGACTTGATAAGATAATTGAAGACTTTCACGAGCAAAGAGAATATCGCTCAAGACGAGTCTCACAAAATCGTGGCAGACCAGCAAGACCGGATGAGATTAAAGATATTATTTCAGAGTATCTGGCCGGAGAGAATGTAAGTAATATTGCGAAAGGTTTATACCGATCTGCGTCTTTTGTAAAAAACATTCTTGAGAAAGTGGGAGTTCCACAAAGACCTGTTTCAGTAGAAGATAGAAAAACACCTATGTATTTACCGGAGCAGTGTGTTTCTGATACTTTTGAAGAAGGAGAGATTGTTTGGTCAGCATCAAATCACGCACCTGCAGTTGTCGAAAAGAAATATACAAAGGAGTACCAAGACTCCAAGCCAGGTCTTATGACTCAGGACTATGAGAAAACTTATGGATGCTCTGTATTTTCTATTTATGTTCGGCAAAAGCCGTCTGGCGATTTGGAGGACTTTTATCACGCGACTGACATTGGTGGGTTTTACAGCTATGCTACTGCTTATGATCTAGGTAAACTTAGTCATTTAGAGCAGTATGGAATTGATTTAACTAAATTATGAGTATTCAAACAGCAACAATATTGAACACACTCTATAGTTGTAGTAAGGTGTATATGTCTTTTTACAGTTTAACTTCTGAAGGAAAAATGCATGAAGGACACTATACTCTTAAAAAGAAACTTATAGAAAGACAATCAAACGAATCAGATACTCTTGTTGTTTGGGATGTTGACAACGACTGTTGGCAGGACATAAGAGTAAGTACAATAAACTATTGGATAGGATTGCCGGATGAGTGAAAAATATATAGGACGTTTTTGGTGTTACTTGCGAAGAGAGTATTACTGCTGGAGCGAGTACATTGCATTTTATAGACGGCTTGAGAAAAATAAATCTTGACATATTTGTCAAAATCGCCTATAATAGTATTCACAAAATGAAGGAAACCAATGGGCGACCGATTTTATCAGCAACAACTAGAAACCCTGGGCAGTTGTCCAGGATCCAGATCAACAACAAAAAGGAAACGCAGAATGGCGTGGGATGATGACAAAAAAGCTGCTGTTATTGCAGCATACGAAGAAGCAAACCCAACTCCCGAAACTTCAATGGAAGTTGTAAAAGAGATTGCAGATGAGTTTGAAGAGTCTGCAAACGGTGTGCGAATGATTCTAAGCAAAGCAGGTGTGTATGTAAAAAAGACACCAGCAGCTGGAAGTGGATCGAGCCAGTCCTCCGGTGGTGGTAGTCGAGTTTCAAAAGCAGCAGCACAAGAAACTTTGATTGCAGCTCTCACAGATGCGGGCGTAGAGATCGACAATGATATAGTAGAAAAGCTGACAGGTAAAGCTGCACAGTATTTCGCCGGAGTGATTACTCAAGTAAATAGCTAGGCTCTTCTCCTTTGAGTTGGGAAAGTAAAAAATATTTTGCTAACCCACCTAAGGAGCCAAATGAAAAAAGAGGATTTAGCAAAGCTAGTAGTTGAGTACGGTGATGCAATCATTACCTATCGAAGCGAAAACTCCAAAAAGCTAAAGTACAATGTGTGTACGCTTGACTTTAGCACCCCCTATATCCAAACAAAGAAAAATCGGGCAAAAGAGTCTGACCGGACTCTTTTGCTCTTTTGTTGGGATACAGACTCATATAGACTACTCAAGCCAGAGCACGTTACAAGTGTAGTTCCTCTAGCTTCCATATTAAAAAATGGGAGGTAGCATGGAGTTACATGAAGCAGCTCCTGTGTATGAAAAAATAATACACTATGATGAAGTTAAAGAGACACAGATACGTCTAACTGTAAGTTCTTTTCGTGGAATTGAATACTTGCATGTTCGCA